GATAATTTAATAGCATGATTATCTGTTTCACTGATTCTATACACATTCCAGTTACCATTGAAATCACGAGCTGTCCAGATAGTGTATCCTGTTCCAATATCATCAATCTTTTCATTTAAACTATTATAGTTTGTAGTGATATCATATACAGTAGCATCAACGTCATCAATATTAACATATCCTGCTGTTAAAATGTCATTATCATAGTCACTATGTTCATCTCTGTTTAACGCAATCTTACCAGTAAATCCAGTGGTTGATCTATATAATTGTGATTTATTAAATATTGTTTTACCATTTGCTAGATTGTTTTCACTATCATTAACGAATCTAATAGTTGCCGGATTAACTGAAATTGATTTTTCATCTAAAGGTATTTCTAAATACGGATTATTATCTAATGATCCATATTCACCAGTACGAACAGCCCACTCTTCAAAGAAACTCAATTGACTCAATTGGTTATTAAATGATGCGTTCGTTAACGCATCTACAGCATTTTTTGTACCTTTTTGTTTAATGTAACCTTTATAGAATTCAATCTGTGAGGTGAGGCTTAATCCTAAATCATCTAGATATTGTCTTGGTTTAAACCCAATCAATCCATGGCTGTATTCGAGTTGATTATTATCTTTTAATTTACCATAACTGTCATAAAAACTTTGTGAGCCAACTGCTATTGTTGAGAAGTTTTTAAGTAGTCCGGAATTTATTTCACCTGGTTGTAATTGTTTCCAATTATTAAATTCAAAATTAATTGACGCAGGAGTATTTTTTAATGCTACATATCTTAAATCTTTGTATTCTACCAGATCGCCTTTAAGATAATCTTTTCCTGAGTTCCACTGATCAATAACATCACTGTTGTATATAAAACCTGGAGCATGTAAACTACCATCCCACTCAGCAGTTTTTTGTCCAATAAGTTTAAGCCTATATTGTCTGTTACCTAGTTCAGGGCGATATATAACGTCATTGAACACTGTTGAATTATCAAATATTAACACATGCTCATACTGCACTAAATTAAGTTCAGCAAACGCTAACATACTATCTGACAATAGTGTTATTCTAAATCCTTCTGCTGTTCTGAATGATTTATATCCTGTCCTTTTGATCAGATTAAAGTTTTGATCAACAACTTTACTTCCAAATTGACTGTCTGTAACTTCGTCAACTATATTACCTTTAGTGGTAACTTTTAATGAATTTGTTATTGGACTTAGTACGATGATACTACCTTGTTTCCATCCTTGCTGTATCCAATGTAAAAACTCTCTGACTGATAATAGCCAATTTCTTGTTTCACCTAAATCACCATCTCTATCATTAAAAGTAAATCCTTGAGCTACTAAGTATCTTTGGTAACTAACTAAAAAGTCTACTACCTGTTGTTTAGATTTAAATTCATATCCGTATGGGACTGTTATTTTAGATTTTTGGAAATCTCTATATATTGTACCAGTCTGATTTAACACTGTGATTTTTGAAGCACGATTGTTAACCACACTTGGAATAATTGTAAAGTACGGGGAACTTAAATCATACCCTCTAACACTAAAGCCATTTGATGTTTTTTCAACGATAACAGCACTATATGTCAATCTGGATATAGGTGTTGATTTTAACAGATCAACATTATAGTTTTCATCAGGTATTAAAACACTATCATTGGTACTAGTCGGTGAACTTTGTTCTGCTAAGACTTTAAGATATTTTTTATCACTAAAGCCTCCCATTTTATATGCTAATCGAACTTCATAATTATCAAGTAAATTATTAATCTTAGTTGAAGGATTGATTCCTAACATTCTAAGATACTCAGCAATCCAATTTAAATACCCAGCACTTCTAATAACATTATTATTAACATCTCTATCGCCGTTGAACAATATATCATTTTGTTGTATATGCTGTTTATTTTGATTTAATAATTGTCTTAACTGCGTATTATACTGTAATCTGTATGTATCAATATATTGAGCAAAGTAGTTAGCTGGTTTAGCCAACGCCATTGCTAGGTTCATAGCATACGGAAATTCACTACTAGTTCTCCAGGCCCATTCTGCTGGACCCATTTCTCCTGCCGCCCAGGAACTTGCCGCACTTTTTGGACTTACAGCCTTAGCAATAATTTTCTCTGGACTGAGTAGGTATCCATTAGCGTCAACTGGGATAACTTCTGTCAGCCTTGGTCTGATATAAATTGGATCAATGCCTACACCATATCCTTGATCAACTGTTGCTCTTGGGCCACCTTTGATTCTACCTGCCTCCAGATCTTCCCACAATAAAGTATTTCCGCCAGTGTATGGTCCTGGGCCATATTCATTTTCCCACCATTCAGGTTTTCTACTATACCCTAACATTTCCCAAGGGCGTGTATGTGGATATATTGTATCATAGAAATACTGATAAATGCTTCTCCAACTTCCTGGCAAATATTCACCATCTAATCTATCAACAAACTTGTTGTAATTCCAAGTGAATGGAGCATTACTTTGAAACGTTGAATTTTCACTAAAATTGATTTTATGTGTTCCAACCCAATTTAAGAATCCCTTAGATATAATATTCCATAATTCTTTATATGTGTAACCGTTGGATCTAAATTTACCAGGTCTGACTGTTAGAATGTCTCTACATGTAGACGGTTCACCAACTTTGATATTATTGTAGATACGTTTTTCTAATTCAAGTAAAAAGTCATCTCGATAATCATTAAATGCCGGAGTAATACTACCATCATGGCCGCGAATAGCATTTATTGGTGTTTGGTACGTGTCGTCTTCATAAATTTCAGGAATAAATTTTGGATATGTTCCTAATTTTGTTGGAGTTTCTGGAATGTAACTTCCGTCGGTATTTGCGTATTCGATTATAGTAATAACATCATCTACAGCAAGTGTAATATTTTCAGAGTTAATAGTTACGACCGGTCTATCACTTTCAAAATCGTAATCCCATCCAATTATTAACTGTTCGTCATTGAGATAAACCAGAATAGCCTGATTACTTAATGTTGTTGATGAAAATACATTTGTAATCTCATAATTAGTAACTAATGGATCAAATACTGTATATGTGATAGTATTTTTTACAGAACCATATGGTACCATATCACTATAAAAGAATGGCTGACTTGATGTTTTATTAATATTAAGTTGAGTTAAGATTAAATCAACGCTAGATATTGGATCTGTTGGATCAATATCGTCTAGACTTACAGATAACTCTAAAAATTTATTTTTAAATTTAGTATATTCTCTTTGAGCAAATCTCATTGCATCAACAAAGTTTGCTTCTTCGTCGACTAAAAATAACTGACCGTATGGTATTGATCCGCTATGTTGAAGAATACTGCCGCCCTGTGATTTTATGTTAATATCACGCAGATTACAAGCACCAAGTATGTTTCCTTCAACATTTGTACTATTTCTGCTTAAAGAAACAACGTGATTTCTTATTTGTCCTAGTGTTAACGAATCAACATTAACGTTCTGAGCATTAAGGTCTAGATTAGTTGGTATTTTATAGTGGCCTTGTTTACTGTTCTGATTACTGTAAACTTCGATATCAATATTGTCGCCATCAACAAGGGTATCAGTTATAGTAACAATATTATTCAAATCAATTGACCATTTATCTTGACTTAGATATTCATTATTTTTAAAAACATTAATATATGGTATTGTGTTTGATGTACCATGAATGTCTTGTGCATGTGGAGTAATATCTAACTTAAATGTGTTAGTTCCTGAATAATTAAAATCAAATGTTTGATATTGTTTGCTATGTTCAATAATTCGAAGCCAGGTATTTTTCTGAGTCAATGTTGTTCTATCTACTATGGATTGTAAAAATCCTAGAGTATTAATATTTTTTGTTAATACTGTTTGGCCAGTTACATAATCAAATTTATCTGTGTTGAAATAATTAGTAAATCTGATATCACCTTGACTTTGGAAACTTCTATACGATAGTGGGAATCCTAACACTGAATCATCAGTTCCGGATGTATTTTCAGTATAGCCAAATAATTTAGTACCAGCAAAGGTAGTTCTTGGATAGTACTGAGTATTACTCAATGAAACGCCATTCTCGTCTAATACATCAAATAATGGTGCTTGTTGTAATAAAGTTTTTTGCTGAGATTCTGCCCATTCAGAACCATTGAACCAATATTGTTTACCTTTGTTTATTCCTTTGCGAACAACTAAAGAATCATATTGTTCTACATCACCATCATCTGCTTTAACAAGTTTAATGTGTGTGTCACCTGTTGGTAATTCTGTTACAGGATCAACTTCAAACTGGACCAAGTTAATTTGATAAACTTTATTTCTTACTAATGGGTCAGTGTCAGACGCAAACACTACTCGCATTCCATCAAACAATGTTTCTCCAAATGCTGTGTCTAATACCTTACCTTCAAATTCATTGAAAGCATCTGTAAATGTAGTATCTAAGATATCAATATGGTTTTTGCCAATTCGACCATAGTTAAACAACAGTAGATCTTCATCAAATTGAATGATTGGTCTTTTAGCACGTAACTCTTGATCTAAAATTAAAGGCTCGTCATTATATGCCGACGTTGCTTTAATAACATCAACGTGGAACCATCTGTTGTTTCTAGACCAGGCATTACAATCTTTAGCACTTCTTTTAATAGTGATATATTCTGGAAACACTGTGTCAGCAAATACATCATAAACTGTTGTGCCACTAGCAATACCTGTACCCGAAACAGTTTCACCTCTATTAATATCATTGATACTGTCAAACGTTGTAATTTTAATAGAACCACTTGCTATTTCTGTATAGACTTCAATGGTACTACTACCAACTGTAATTATTTCACCTGCTGAAATCGCAGTTGTGGTTGCTTTATCAAGAACTAATTGTTTTAATGGATAGTTTGTTGCTATTTCATCATTGTAAGATTCTGGTGTTACCATTATGTCTTCATCAACTAGTCTGATGCCAGTTCCTACATCGGCAACGTAATATGTTTTTTCTTGATATGATGCTGGAGTAACATCAGTATCAAATTGAATTTTTAATCCGTTAGTAAACACTATACCATTTGGTGAAGTGTATTCTTCTTTGCCTAGAATATCATTTTCAACGTCAATTTGAAAATTATTATAGTCAACAATTTTAATTGTGGTGTAGATGTCTCCTCTTGAACCATCTTGTATATATAATGTATCTCGAGGGGCTGTTATTAGTGGTGTCTGATGGAAGAAGCCATCATATTCTTTATAATATTCTTTATTAGCATTACCAAGACCATACTTAACATAAACCTTTTCTTCTTGTGCTACTTCAAGTCCAGGGTAGATATTGATTAATTGTTCATCACCAACAGGTATTAATTGAATATTCCAAACATTGTATCTAACATCCTGTGGCACAAGAGTACCTTTGTCATAGGTAATGCTGATGCTGTCTGTTTCACCAGCAACTAACCAAACTTCATCTTCCTGAAAGTTAGTTAATTGATCTTGGTCTACAAAGATAACTGTTTTTCCATCTAGTGCTCCAGCAATACCAACGTACTCAGGAAAATCATTTAAGAAGTCTGAAAGAAATCTATTTTGTGCTTGAGCATAAGCAAACGGTACTGCGTAGTCTACCTCTGCTACTTTAGGCATTTTTAAGAATCTATCTTGTGCTGTTGATTGTGGTACATTAAATGTTACTGTGCCTGATGTAGCACCATTATTAGTAACACCTAATATGTCTCGAGAACTAATAGTCGGTGTGGCATTTAAAAGGCCATCGATTCCTAATTCACGTTGTATCCAAAACTCTGAACTTTGATCAACTTCAAATGTGTATGTTCCGCCTCTGGCTAAAACTATTGTATTATTTTTAACTCCAGCATCTAGATAATCATATTGATTAGTGTTGTCATTTTTTGAAACAACATAATTTTTTTCTAACTCAACTCCAGTTGTATTAACCTGTACAGTACTAGGTCCATTTGGTAACCAATAGTATTGTCCAAAGTTAACAAAAGCATCTAAAGATATTTTAGGATCAAAACTATAATATTCACTGTTAAACAGTCTACTATGTTTGTCACTATAGCCACCATAGTATTTGATTTTATCTAGGAAATCTAAATAGCTAGAAAAGAAAACACTGTCGCCATCGTCATTAGTGACTATGGTACTTGGTTCTAATTGATAGTTTTGTCTACGAGCAGAATCTTCAGTAACATAACTGTCACCTTTTTTAAATGTAGGAGCAAATGTACGACCAATATATCCGTAAAGATCTTTTAGTTTAGGTTCGCTAACTAATTGATCTACTGTGGCATTTAAAAACTTTTCATTCGCACTAGTTCTAAATACGTTAGGTAATAGATTTTTACTCTTTCTTGCGGCCATATTGTTCTCTTTATTTGATCATTAAGCAGAAACTACTTGATTAAGTTGAGCCGCTGTAATTGCTGGAATAATCTCAACATTGTCAACAGTTGCGGCACTAATAATAATTTCATTGTACTCTGCGTTTATCTGTAATAAACTACCAAACTCTTCTGATGGGCTTGATGGTACTATTGTTACACTAGCAATATTAGGTGCTAGTACACTGTGTAGGTAAGCACTTAATTCACTAAAGTAAAATGTTTCACCAAAATCCCAATTAGCTACATTAAAATATTTGTTTATTGCGGCCACTACAGAAGTTTTAACATCATTGTCACTAACAACAACTCCGGCATTCTTAACTACCTTAAAAGTTGCTCTTAATTTTGCTTCTGCTTTATCACCAAAGATTGGTTTAAACTTAGCAGGATTATAAATGATGGTGTCTGACACTGTTTTATAATTTTCTAAGGCACTGTAGTCTGTACCTAATACTTCTGGGGTTGGTGCTACAGGTTCACTAATATTTCCTGTAACATCTTTAATCCATGCTAGATAATCATCAGCATAAGTCTTAGTTAATATATAGATATCTACAATATTATTTGGGCTTGGATCAATACGTCTGTTATTTGGTGAACTATGTCTATATTGAAAATATAAACCTTGTCTACCAATTTTACTTGTGTATCCTGTAACCTGATTAACTGTGTACGTTGAACCTGTTACTGTTAGTTTATAAAACTTATCTTCAGGAATTACATAAAATAATTGCCCGTTTTGATACAATGTTGCTTCAGTTCTAATTTCATTAGCAGTGCTGTATCCTGCTTCAACTAAACTGTTGTCAACCGGTGTTTGAATTACAAAGTTATCATAACCATATGTATTTTCAAAATAGACATATTTGTTTTCAACATTATTATCTGGATCAACTAGTAATTCAAACAATTCAGGATTGTCTGGAATGCCATCATCATTGGCATCAGGAAATGTTATTAAAATTTTATTTGGGTTTGAGTAACCATCTACTTCAACAACATTGTCATATATGTGCCAAGTGTAATCTAGATCTAAAGAATTATTATCATCTGGATTTGTGTTTGTTTTTAATACTTTAATTTGATCTTTAACTGTAAACCCAGTCTTAGGATCATATATTTTTACTTTGTTGTCAAAGTAAAAGTTTGTTTCTTGTATACTTTCAAATAGATACTGTAATCCTCTATAATAAACTGAATATGTTTTGCCTACTACCTGGAATCTAACTATCCAACTAGCATCAAGTCCTTGGTTGGTAGAATTTCCTGCGTAATCTAAGTCAAACTCACCAGTATTTAAATCTTCAGGTTGAATAATTGTCCATTTACTAGTTGTTAGATCATATCTTAGACCAAAGTCTTTAAACGCTTGTGTATAAGATACCATCGTATTAATAACTGATTGTTCTAAGTTATTATTAAATACTGGAAATATCTGTATTGCTTCAGCACCTGTTGGTACTGTTTGGTTAAATGTTATCGGGCCGCTACCATTGGATAAGTTGCCTTGTCCACCATTGGTGCCGTCTGCTAATACTTCAATTACCTGAGCATAGATATAATATTTGTCACCTTTATTTTTTGGTGTTCCTGTTTTTATAATGTTTCTAGCATCAAAGTAATTTCCAGAACCTGCCGAGAACTTAACAATACTTCCTTGCTTGATGTATTGTTTATTGTCAGCAACATAATTGCCAATCTGTAAAATCTTTCCGGTACTATCATAAAAGTATCCGGTGATACCTTGGTCATCTAACGATTTTTTCCACTGCGTATTGGATAATGCCAATGTATCATAATTAGCATAAAAGAATTGTAAAGATTCTTTCATACTTAACAGTGGTTTTACTTGATTATTAATTACTTTATAAATGTCATTTAATGTTGTAAACACAAAGTTAAATGAATCAAGAGATTCACTTCTATACAACATACCATCTTGAGCAAAAATATTCGTACTTGAATATTTTCCTGTTGTGTCAATAACATCTAAGTATCTTGAAATCCCAGAACTTGTTCTATTAACTGCTTTAACTTTTAACACTGAATTGAACAGAGTGTACGGAAGAATATTATAGTCTTCACCTGTGACCATTCTGTTTTGTGTGTAATATTGTTGTGGTGCTTTTTGTCTTACGTCATCAACTGTTTCTCTGGTTGTAGCATTTGTTACTGTATAACGTAAACTAACACGAATGTTAATTGTTTCTGTCCTGCCTGAACGACTAACATAATTAATTGGAATAATGATACCTTTTAATTCATCAGGTGATATTTTGTAATTTAATCCATTACTTGTTCTATAATAAAGTCTAAATCTTCCCTGTGGAACATTAGCAAAAGATCCGTCACCAAATATAAGATCAACTTGATCGCCTGCTCTGGTGCTTACTTGATATATGTTTTTATTAATTGTTTGGTTATAGATAATATTTGTAGCACCAACACTTGGTACCGGTGACCATAGCTGATCAAAGTTTCCGTTTTTATCTAAACTATATAACCATACATCACTATTGTTGATGTTGTTAACATTAACATTATACACTCTGTTAGGAATACTTTCTTGGAAATTAATATCAACGCTTTGTAAACTTCCCTGCTTAAAGTGTAAGAAGAATCCTGTGTTGTTACTACCATTTCCTAGATTATCATTTCTATACAACATATTAAAGTTGCTGTTAGGTTTAGGATTAACTTCATAAATGTATTGTTGTCCGGCACTTGAAGCACTAACAATTTCAAATGCTGTTTGTGACCCTTCAACTGCTGAGTTAAACGCATAAGTGGCTGTGAGATTAGGAACTAGGTTAATCTGATATTCATCTGTTTGAATACCATTTACTGTTTGGCTATTTGCTGGATTACCAACAGATTGATTTGAATTTAGAGAAGCATTAACAACCGTATTAAATTGTTCTTGCCAGTTGTCATTTGCTGAATCAGCCCAATTAATAACTAGTCCGGATAAGTTAATACCATTACTGTCATATATAGATTCTGTTGTACTGACTGAATCTACTTTTAATAATCCACTGGCTGGAACATTTCGTTTAGGATTATAACTAATTAGTTTTGCTAACTTTAAAACTGAGTCTCGACGCTGTGCTGTATCAATAAAGTTTTCACGAGCATTTAAGTCACCGCGGAAAGCAAGACTCTGTCCTAGGAACGATATTAAATCAATCAGTGCGATAAATTCACTTGATTCAATATAGTCGTTAAAATCTTCAGGATAATATAATCGAAGATAATCAATCATTGATTTACGAATAGTTTCGTAATCGTAACTTTGAAAGTCTGCGTTACGGAAAGTTTGATAGAGCTTGGTCCAGTCTTCCGAAACTAGTAAACTACTTTGTCTTGTTGTAATAGCCATAGATAAATTCCTGTTATAATGTATTTATCGTCGGAATAAAGTGCTATGTTAATTTATTAGACTGCGTTGATTGTTCTATTTTGATTATCAAATTGAAGTTTTAAGAGACTACTTTGATTCGACTGAACGTACCTTAAGTCTAGTTCAATTTGAATTCCTTGGGAATATTCTGTAACAACAACGTTGTCTACAGATATGCGAGGATCATAACTAGCAATATCATTGATATCTGTAATGATCACACTTTTAAGGTCTTCAGTTAATGGTTCATGTATAATGTTCCAAATAATCGTGCCAAAATTTGGATTCATTAATTTTTCACCTTTACGGATATAAAAGTGATTAATTAAATCCTGTTTAACTAATTCAAAATCTGTTAACCGAAATTTTGAATTTCGTCCAACAGTACTAAACCCTCTATACATAATAGCCATAATAATATTTATCCAGCATCAATGGCTGGTACTTGCGGAGCCATAACTGCTACAGCATACTTGCCTTTTTGAAAATAATCTATACCAGTTGTTCCATTGGCATCTTTACCAGTTCCTGTTTGTCTCCAATTTTTGGCACCTGTCGCTCCTAATAGGTGACTAGTTGCTAACATTCCGCCAACATCTTCCGGAGGCATATCTGATGTTATACTACCATTGGCCAACATACTTGTATAATTGCTTTTTGTGTAGTTGTGCATTGCCTGTTCTTGTACACTAGGATTACTTAAGAAGTTAGTTTTGTTTGCTATACCATCCTTGCCAGTCCAGCTATTTGGATTATCTAACTGTGCGTTACTGGTCACCGTTGATTTGACATATCCTTGATCTACCAGAGCCTGATATCCCATTTGATATTTTCCAACATACCCTAACTCATTCTCTGCTGAATAATCTCCACCTGATTCGCTCTTGCCTATTTGTGCCATATACGCTTTTACTTGATTCTCATCTAGGTTGCCTATAGTTCCGAGTGCGTCTGGTTGTTTTCTAATGTCAGTTGTATTTGCTGGTGTTTTGATTTCTGCGCCTGCTGTATTTTTAACAGCATCATACGAACCAGTATAAGTTGCTTGAGGAGTTACTCCAGCATTTTCACTAGAGAAGAATACTACTTTTTCATTTCTATTATATGGTTCATGGCACGGTGCTACTGTGACTATACTTCTTAATAATTTAGATTTATTGACCCATAGACCATTTTCTCTAACAGTATCACCAAACTGATTTAATTTTAGTTCAGGAACTGGATTTACCCCTTGAGCTCCGCCACTGTTTTGTAACAGAGTTCCAGCATTAATTGCCATGGTGCCAGTGGCTTTAAGACTAAGTCCAGCATTACTTTCAACATTGTACGCTGATCCTGATTTGTGTTCTATTTTTCCTGAACTATCAACTGTTAGTTGTCCAGTTCTTAATGTCGTCTTAGCATTTTCAAGTTGTAATTTATTGCCTGCTTTTATATTAATATTATTTTCAGCCTGAATATTTACACTAGCATCACTGTGTAAATTTATAGAACCTTCACTGCGTACACTAAAACTACCTTTACTATAAATTTTAACTTGTCCGTCACCGGTTAACTCTACCCAACTTGTTCCGTCGGCATGACTGATATACATATTGTTGTTTGAGTCATGCATTAAAATCTGATGACCATTGGCAGTTCTTAATCTAACTAGTTGATTTTCACCTAGGGTAGCACCATCATCCATAACAAATGTATGTCCACCTTTACGTGTTTTAACTTTTTCGTATTCATCACCAAGTGTTCCGGCGTTGAGTTTTTCAATATAATTATTTTTTGGATCAGCAGGATCTTTTACAGGTCTGCCTGGAGTTGAAATACCAAATACATGACTAGGTGTTTCACGTTGGCTACTAGAACTTATAGCACCTCTAATAGGATCTCTATCTAGTCCTTGATTTTTTAATATATTATACTGTATTGTATGAATTGGTTTACTTAAATTATAAAAACTAGGATTAGTTACATTTTCAGTGACATTTTCATTGAACTCTGCTGTTGGAATTGGTAATCCTCTAACTGCTGTTGCGTTGTCACTGTCAGATGCTGTAGAGAAATCAACGTTAGTACTGCCTGCTAGGCCAGGTAACATGTGATGACTCAGATTAGGATTAACACAAGATATCCAATATCCTCTTAGAGGATCGCCAGCAATAAACAAAACAATAACATGTACGCCAATATCTGGTGGTACCATCCACATACCATAGGTATGACTTACTGAATCAAATGCGTTGTTTCTGTTAATTGTGTCTTTTGAACTAAGTTCACTTGACGTATA